TGAATACACCATACAGGGCGCGTGTGAAGGTTGTGAGAGTAAAAACTCCCTAGTAATAGAGATTTCTAAGGTCCCTGTGAAGTATGCAGACGATGAATACGAAGAACCTCTCCATGTAACTTTGCCAGACTCTAAACAAGAAGTTAGATTCATAACCCCTAGATGTAAGGATGAGGAATATTTCTCGGATATGGAAAATCTCACCGACAATTTGTGGAGATTTGTATTATCTATAGGAGAATACAGTGACAAAAAAGTTATAAAGTCCTTCTTCGAGAAAACTACTGTTAGAGATTTAGCTAAATTCCGAAATTCGCTCGTGGAAGACCGTTATGGAATGAATAAAACCATGTCCTTTGAGTGTGCGAATTGTGGCGAGCTAACTGAAAGCTTAATACCCTTTACTGAATCTTTTTTTTCAGTGAGCTAGACATCCGAACATCGGGTCTAGCGCAAGAGGCTTACACGTTAGTTAAACACGGTAAATTCAGTTATCACGATGTTCTTCTCATGACAGGTGAAGAGAGGCATGAATTTATGCAATTATTAATTGAGGAAAATCAAAGAGAGAAAGAGTCTTTAAGTAGCCTAAATAAATAAGAGATGACCACATTCAACGGAACTACTGTAATTGAGAGGGGAAACCGCCCCTCACCTATCGTCCCTGCTAAACTAGACTTCTATTTTGTTAAAGCTGGGGCTAGGACAAACCCCTACCAAGTTTGTTCCGTAACTGTCTTCCCCAATACAGCATTTGGCTCGGCAGACCCATACATTAATTTGAACCCGGGAGCTACGCCAGATAATTATGGTTTGGTAAGCGCCACTAACCAGAGCTTCATGTGGCACAATTATTCACGGAATGACTCTGGGGTCAGGGATGGATTTGATGCGAATGTAAGTGCATGTCCCGCGCCTACGACATATGCTGGGGACTTAAGGTATTCAGCCAGCAGTATTTTCAAGGTAGATACGGGTCATTTTGCGGTAATTCTTCAACCTTCAGGGGCGTATTTCGCTACAAGTGCTGCGGATAACGCTTGGGCTACGATGTATAACAGCACCGCTTCGTCTACAGGGGGATATATAGACATCTGGACTGTTGTCGATGTGGCTGGCTCTAAAGCCCAGATTTATGTTAATACCTTTTCGTTAAATCCAGCTAATGTATTTGCCACTACAGAGCCTCTTCAGGTCACAACGAATAATAAACTTATTCAAAGGTATGTGGAAGTAGGGAGTAAGAAGAGATTACAAGTAAAGACAGAGTTGGTGGTGGATAATGAGCCCATAAAACAAAATTTAAGAAATCTACTTGAAACAGGCGCTTTATTGCAAAACCCAGAAATGAGAATTGTTAAGCTTAATGAGAGTCCACAGCTGACCACGAGAGTGATGATTCACGACTTCGGAGACACCAAAGACGGCGTTGATTTGGACCCGCAAGGGACCATTTCTTACATCTGGGATACCGCTTCTATACAGCCCAAGTATGAGGATGATATTTTAGGAGGAAGCCGAGGGGTATACGAGATTAGCGTAAGGTTCGACCTAGTAGAAGAAAAGATTTACAGCCCTAAATTTAAGCTAATAGTTCGCTAACCTCTAGCTCCCAGTTAGCTCGGTTTATATTTCCCGTAACGTAACCGGAAAAAGTGTCATTATTTACGTCAACTAGGAAATCATTCCAGTCATTATACGCCTCGGGTGGAGCGAGGCTGTAAATGTTTTCGTTGCGTTGACCCAGAAGTCTCTTCTTAGCTTCAGAGAAGCCCTCTCGCCCACTTTCGTCGTTGTCGTAGGCAATGATGACCTTCTTATCTTTGAGCTCTCTAGCCTGCACTGTAGACATCTTACAGCCCTGTGTGCACGTAGCGTTATAGCCAGCTGAGCGGAGAGACATCGCGTCCAAGGGACCTTCCGTAACCATCACGTAATCCATGGTTTTGTCGTAGGGATAAAGTATCTCGGAGGTTTTTATTCCGTATAGATTTCTACTGGGGTTGAGATATTTAGGTTCTCGGTTTACGAGTGTCCTGGCTTGAAAGTAGAAGGGAGACCCTTTGTGTTCGTAGGGAATAATAATTCTCTGGAAATACCTACCGGTTCTTCCCACATAAAATTTAAATGCGGACAGTTTACGGTTAATGGCGAACTTAGATGCAACTCTTTTCAGGTAGCTGGGAGAGGCAATGTCATGTAAGGGATGGACTTCCATCCACTCTTCGGCATCTTTTTTGATTGTTCTCTCTTGTTCAATTGCTTTATTGTCTACATTGAGGGTAGATACATCGAAGAGGTTAGCTCCAGAGGAAAATGCCAATTTTCGGATGTGGGTTCTAGCCGCTGAGTACGGAACATTTTCAATATGAGAGATGAGTTGACAGAAGTTGCCTTTTTCTCCTGATTTGAAGTCGGTCCAAAGCCCAGTATCTAAATTAATATAAAGCTTTTGTTTATTGTCACTTGTAAAGATAGAATTTGCTCGGAATTCTCGCCCAGATTCCGAATATTCTGGAAATTTCTGGAGCAAATAGTCTTTAATAATAGCTGGAGGTATATTCATGTTCATCAATAAGGTCTCACCTAGTAAGATTAAAGTCTACGACGAGTGTAAATTGAAGTATAAATTCAAATATATTGACTATTTACCAGAAAAGTCGATGAATACGGACGCTTTGCAGTTCGGTTCTTACATACACAAGATATTCGAGGACGGATTTGCGAGCACTTCGACAGACGAGCTCATGGATATAGCCGAAGTCCTTCGTCCCAACTATAAATTTGACAAAGAAAGGGAAGCGAAGATAGAAAAATGTGTGGAAAACTTTTTTAGATTCAATAATTCTCTTTCCGCCTGTGAGCACATAGCTACAGAGCAATTTTTTGCTATCGAATTGCAACAGGGGTATGCCTTGAACGGCATCATTGACCGTATTGTTAAAAGCAAAGACGGGAATTACCTTGTAATAGATTACAAAACAAGCAAAAGACCTTCCACGAAGAGGGACCTCATAAAAGACCCTCAAATGTTACTCTACGCATATGCAGTGTCGAAATTGTATACAGTACCAATTGCGTCGATAACTCTCTCTCATTACTATCCGCATCTGGACAAGTTGGTACACCTTAAATTTTCTGAGCCTCATGTACTAATGTACTTGAAGAAGCTGACACAGAAGATTTGGGAGATTAGGAAGAAAAAAAAGAATGACTTTTTCCCCCAAGTAAACCAGTTCTGTGACTGGTGTGGTTATAAGGACATGTGTCCTAAGTTTAACCCTCAACACTTGGTCGTGTTTGAGAATGCGGTAAAGGCTAGGAAGGCTTCTAAGAAAAAAGTGGACAAGAGTAAGCTAGGTTCTCCCTGAGGACCTAAATGCTAGAGAAAGCGGTTCGCTTCATCTCCATATACTTCTTGTCTTCATATACTAACGGGTAGTAATCCTCTATATGGATGAGGCTGAAGAATTCTTGTACCTCTGTTATATTATATTTATAATTTTTTGTGTAGGCAGTTACTAAGGTAGACTTCTTTAGGGGTCTTTGTGTACTTAAAGACTTAAGTACTTTTTCCTGAAACACCTCTATGAAGTGTGTACTAAATCTATATCTCCATTTTTCTTTAAACTTTAAAGATAGACAATAGTTTATTTGTTCTAGAAACTCGCTAAGTATTAAGGAATCTTCCATCAATTATATTTTATATATAATATAGTCGGAGGTTACTCGTTTCTGACAGAAAATATGGCTAGAAAACAAAAAACTCAATATTTAGGGACTACAAAGAAGTTACCGACTCAGAGAGAGGTCAAACGGCTACGCTCTCCAGACGGTTGTTTATTTACTTTTAACTATCGAGCTAAAGATGCTCATGACCCATCTCCTTTCATAATCATGACCTCTCCGAAGTGGATAGCAAAAAACGGTAATACCTATATTTCAGGAGTAAACCTAAAGACGATGTCTCCACGCTCTAGAACTATAATAATACAGGAATTTGGAGACCTTCCAGTTGGTAGCGTCTCCTATTCAGATATACAAGCTGCCGTAAAGGATGACCCGGAATGCTGTATACGTACGTATAACGTAAGAAACGTTCGCGCCCTACATAAAGTAGAGGCTTAATAATGGCTAACGAGAACTCCCAACAAGACATTAACGCTGCACTTCTAGAAGAGTTGCGAGCCGCGAATGTTCAACGTGGGGCAGGTGTAGATAGACGCAAAGAAAGAAGAGATGAGGCGAGCGCTAAGAAGGACCGTAAATCCAGAGAAGACCTTAGAACTTCCGTAATAAAGAATACAGCTGAGCTTGTAGGTTTAACCGCCAGCATGTTCACCATGAAGGGTATCCTTGGGGACGTTGGAGCCATGAATACTCAACTAGCCAAATCCCTAGGACAGGTAAACAAAGCTAGTGAAGGTGTGGCTACTACTCTAAACAGATTTGGACAAGGAGCGTTTGGTATGCAACAAGCACTAGACGCCTTAGATGACGCTATCGGATTAGGTATGAGCGAGTTCTCAGATGCCACTCTACGATTTGCCGCCAATCTGAAAGTAATTGGCGTCGGAGCTAAGAGCGCCCTTGCAGCTATCCGATTTAATACTCAAGCTCTAGGTATAACTAACGATTCCTCACTTCAGCTCGTTGATTCCCTAGTGGGAGCTGCTGCCGCTAACCGGGATTCGATAGAAGGTTTAATAAGCGCTCTCAACAGC